TAGTGTTTCCAATAGCGGGAGATTCTGAAAGTAAATTCCCATTTTCTGGAAGTTGCTGGATGGCATTGAGGTAAATGTCGATGGTATCAGCAAGGAATCGCTCGAGCCTATCGGCATCCTCGCCATACTCTTGCCGGTGCAGGAGAGTAACTTTGCTGCTCATAGCTTAACCCAACAGCTCGATCGGCTGCTTAGTGTGCATCCCAGCAGATACAAAGTCGTGGATATACCAGTTGTCCTGATTGTCTGACTGAGAGAGCGGGGCAACAGCAATCTCTAAATCGTATACATCATATAGGCTGCCGTAATAATCTGTGCCTGCGGGCTTGATGGTATCATCGGCAACGTTAGCGTACAAGCTGAACAGGCGAACAAAGGAATCCGCATAGTCCAGAGCGGTCTGCTCATCTGTGAGGTCGTCCACCACCAGCACCAAGAGAAGCTTATCATTTTTAAGATATACAGCAGCATCTTTTGCCATCGGGAAGTTGGTGGTGTTGGTGATTTCTGCAACTACCTGATGGGTGAGAGCATCAAAGTCGAGCGCACGGACAGCTGCCTCTTCCGGCGTTTCCTTTGGCTCCCCGCAAGCCGCAAGGGACAGAGCGGCAAGCAAAGCGCAGGTGATGATTTTGAGATTTTTAAACATGGTTGTTGCCTCCTAAAGTATAATCGATTAAAGGCAGTGGTAAATCAAGAGCCTCTGCGATGCAGCAGGCAGAGCAGCCCTCAAACTCCTGTATGAGATAATCAGCGGGATAGCAGAGACAGGCAGCAAATCGGTTTGCCTCCACCTCGAGTTTATCCACCGAGAAAAGGGTGTGCTCTCGCAGGAAAGGCGTGCAGGCGTTCGGGTGCATCAGGGCGTGCCCCAATTCGTGTGCGCAGGTAAACAACTGCTTTTGCTCGGGCAAATTCTGATTGATGTGGATTACTTTGAAACGATGGGATTTCGAGTAGTAGCCGCGGACGGTGCCGAGCGGCTCAAACAGCACGATGATATTAAGAGCCTTGCATAGCCGGAACGGGTCTCGGGTACCATGCTTAGTGGCTATGGTAGCGGCGGTTTCTTTGCTTGTCACGGCTTCACCTACTTCTCTTTGTATTTTTTAGGAGTAAATTTCGCTTTTGCCAGTTGCTTGGTAATGCGGAGCTGGTTTTCGTAACTGTCCCGGAGGAGCTGGCGAGTTTCTTCGTCCAGTGGTTCACCGTCAAACATGAGGGCATCCGCCGAATCAAAGAGCTCCAGCATTTCATCCATTTTCTTTTTTATATCGCGCTCATCCTTTTTATTAAGGGTGGGCGCTTTTTGCGTTTTGGGGGGTGTTTGTTCATCAATGTGGGCGTTGCCCATTAAGTAGTCGATTGTTACCCCGAAATACTCTGCAAGTACTTGCAAGGTTTCAATGGATGGAGATACCTTCCCGGTTTTCCAACGGCTCAAAGTTGCCTGAGTAATGCCGGTATCTTTTGCAACGCGATATGCGGTTACTCCTTTTTCTTCCATAAGCTGCATAAAAATATCATACATAATTGCACACCTTTACTAAACTTACACGAAATTAAGTAAAGCTATTGACAATTAACTCTGTGTAAGTATAATAGAGATATGACTTACATCAGTGTAAGCAAAAGCCTCACTTGGTTGATATATTAATTGTGGTAAGTTAATTATATAACTAAGTGAAAGTAATTGCAAGTATTCAAATAAACAAAGAAAGGTGGGATTTTGTGGGGAAATTGTATACTTGCGAGGAAATCTCTAAGTATTACCGAGTTCCTCTTAACACAGTATGGTTTTGGATTCGGAACAAAAAGATTTCTGCAATCAAGGTCGGCAGAGAATATCGAATTTCGGAAGATGCAATTAAGGAATTCGAAGAAAAGAACAAAACAACAGCAGAGGAATAGGAGGACAAGCGTGAACAGTAAAAAAATAACCCGTCCCAAGCCTGCAAACCTGGAACGGGAAGAATGGCGAAGATTCTGCATTAAAAACCCTGAATTGCTCGGCGAAGCAAAACGGATTTTGGAATCCCACCATTTAACGCGCAGAGAGACGGCAATTATTCTGGAAGCTCTTGCCGTTCAATCTGAATTTTCTTGTCGAGATTTTGATAAATAAAAGCACAGTAGCCGAGAAGGTCCTTAAGCTCCTGGCAACCGTGTATTTGGTGATAAATTGCGACTATTTCGCGGTTAGGCTCTAATTTCCACACATACAGAGAATAAGTATGATGACCAGCTCTAACCCCGGAAACTTCAAAATCGTATCCGTTACCTAAATCTCGATAAATAACCTCTTCCAAATCAATATTCGTGATTGTATATGGTTCTCCCAAAAACTGGCGAACCTTTTCAATCTCTTTCATTCAATTCACCTCCCTTCCTGCTCATTATAGCACGAAAGGGAAGATGACCAAAGGAGGAAACCATGACAGACTTACAGATTTTTAAAAACCCCGAGTTTGGGGAAATCAGAACCATCGAGAAGGACGGCGAACCGTGGTTTGTCGGCAAGGATGTAGCGGCAGCGCTGGGATATGAAAGACCCACAAAAGCTATTTTAGACCATGTAGATGATGAGGATAAAGATGAAGTCCCAATTCAGGATTCCATCGGTAGAAGCCAAAATACACCTATCATCAACGAATCCGGCTTATACAGTCTGGTGCTGTCGAGTAAGCTGCCGGGCGCAAAACAGTTTAAGCGCTGGATTACAAGCGAGGTCATCCCAAGCATCAGAAAGCACGGCGCATACATGACACCGGACAAGCTGGAGGAGGTGCTGCTAAAGCCTGATACCCTCATCCAGTTAGCGCAGAACCTCAAAGCCGAGCAGGAGAAGCGCATGGCTCTGGAAGTAAAAATGGAAGAGCAAAAGCCGAAGGTGCTGTTTGCAGAGTCGGTGGAAGCTGCAAAAACATCCATCCTGATTGGCGAGCTGGCAAAGCTGCTCAAGCAGAACGGTATCAACATTGGGCAGAACCGCCTGTTTGAGTGGCTGCGAAACAACGGCTATTTAATCCGCCGGCAGGGCAGCGACTACAATATGCCAACGCAAAGGGCGATGGAGATGGGGCTGTTTGAGATTAAAGAAACTACCATCACCCACAGTGACGGGCACATCCATGTAAGCAAAACCCCGAAGGTTACAGGCAAGGGGCAGGTGTACTTTGTAAATCTGTTTGTAAGCGGGAGGGCGAAGATTGATGCTTAATCTCTTAAAAGGCAAGATGGCAGAACGCGGATACAGCATCCAGAGGCTAGCCAAAGAGCTGGGAAGAAGTGCAGATTATGTATCGCAGAAACTTCGCCAGCCGTGGAAATTCCGAGTGTGCGAAGCTGCTAAATTGTGCATGCTGCTGGATATTGAGCTAGTGGAGATGCACAAGTACTTTACAAGGGAGGATGAGTGATGCAAGAACCAAAATGGCATCCAAAACTTGCCGAGAAAATGGAGGAAAATCGGTACAACTCGCGGACACTTGCCGAGCCGCTATATCACTGCCGGGAAACGGTGAGCGGCTGGCTGCGCAATCCTGAGCGCATACCGGTGATAGATGCAATCAAAATTTGCAAGCTGCTCAACATTCCGCTGGCGGAGATTGAGGACTATTTTACAAACACAAAGGAGAATCAAAAATGATTGGAGTTATGGCATTTATGGTATTTGCAATGATGATTGTCGGCTTGCTTTTAATGGCAATCGCCGGATGTGTAATCGAGCTTATCTGCTCCCGGGAGGAAGCTCAGGAAATCAAAGAGGAGATGCGGCACAAGGAGCGAAACGAGAGGCGAGCCGGATGAAGGGCGGACCCGAAAAGGTATACCGAGAAACCTGCGCGCACTGCCAGTGGCAGGGGATGCCCGAGGAGTGTGCGGATTGTCCTACCAAGATTGCGTATGACTACATAGACGAGCGCAACGCCCGCATCTATTACACCGAGGTGCGGCATCTACATGAAAATTTCAGGTCCTCTTACCTGCGCCGGATGTGTATGGACATCAAGGGCGGGAGAGCCAGAGGCAAGGTATAAAAAAGCCGCCGGCAGTGTAGCAGACTGCGAGCGGCAAAAGAAAGAATATCCATCTCCATAGTAGCAGAAAAGGAGAAGAAAATCAATGATAAAAATAAATGAGCGGTGGGTGCAGCTGCAACTGGCATCCATCGGCATCCCGAAAGGGCGAGCGAGAGAATGGCTCGCTTATATGATAATGTGCGACCCAGAGCGCAAGCAGCCGATATGCAGGCTGTACGATAAGACAGCCGAGCAGATGGGCGTAAGTACAAGCACGGTTATCCGCGTGGTTGAGCAGGCTATCAGCAGGATGTGGAATTTTCCTACATCTGCCACAGAATCGCTGTTTTGCATCCGGCTATGCCGCAAAAAGCCCGGCGTCAGATGTTTTGTCAATCGGTTTTGCGATGTAGTAATAGCGCCGAGACTGGAGGAGGAAAGGCAATGGACAAATCAATAGAAAACGGCATGATTGTAGGCGCTGAACGCCACGACCCGCAGTGCCAAGATGTAGAGTGCAGCCGATGCGATACGTGCGACCAGTGGGTGCCGGATACCGAGATTGCGGTTTTTGGCAATGGCGACAGGGTGTGCAACGATTGCTTGCATGATTATCTGGAGAGCCAGGGCGCGGACTTTGTGCCGGGGTACATTGCCCAAAACGAGGCAGAGTTTTGGCTCGACTGGCTGTTTGCCAATGCAGACCCGGACGAGCAGCTCAGAGTGGTAAAAGCCGGGTATCTGGCAGAGGGGCTTAAGCCGATGCAGCATGATTACATCGAGCAGCAAAAGGTGGATTTTTGTCGGGATGATTCAGAATTTTTGGAGTATGTGAGGAGGGAGCTAGAGTGAGAGAGCGAGGCGGATGCAGCCAGTACATCACAAAGGTGCTGGTGAGTAAAGTACACTTTCCAGAAGGGCAGGAGGTTTGCCGGGTTTGCCCTTTTTGCGTGGCGGACCCGAGTAACCACAAGCGCGAGGTTTGCAGCATTACAGGCGAGATTTTACCTTTTGCGGAGCTCAAGATTGATGAGGATTGCCCGCTAAGGGATGCAGGAGAGGAGAGAGACTAATGGGGATTCCGGTGATGATTCTAGGCGAGAGCGGTAGCGGGAAATCTGCATCGTTGCGCAATTTTGAGCCGGACGAGGTTGGCATTTTTAACGTTGCCAGCAAGCCCCTGCCGTTTCGTAAGCCGCTCAAAAAGATTGATAACGCGGCATACCACACCATCTTAAAAGCGCTATCAAAGCCAAGTCTCAAGCGCTATGTAATCGATGATAGCCAGTATCTGTTGGTGTTTGAGATGTTTGACAAAGCTAAAGAAACCGGCTATGGCAAATTTACAGACATGGCAAAAAACTTTTATGATTTAATCCAGTTTGTGATTAAGCGCACGCCGGAGGATTGCATTGTGTATTTTTTGCACCATGTGCAGGAGGACGAGCAAGGTAAAATCAAAGCTAAAACGGTGGGGAGGATGCTGGACGAAAAGCTCACTTTGGAGGGGCTGTTCTCCATTGTATTGATGGCGCGGACCGAAAAAGGAGAGTATTTTTTCCAAACCCACAGCAGCGGCTCAGATACTGTAAAAACCCCGATGGATATGTTTGAAGAGGACAGGATTGACAACGATTTGAAAGCTGTAGACACTGCTATCCGAGAGTACTGGGGATTAGATAATAACGATAAAGGAGTAGAATAATTATGAAACCATTTGCAGGCTATGAAAACGTACAGGTAAGCGACTTCGAGAAGCTGCCAAAGGGCGCTTATGAGGTAAAAATCATGGATGCTAAGGAGGTAACTTATACCGGCAAGGATGGAAGTACCTTTAGCAAGCTGGAAATCGCCTTTGAGATTGCAACCGGTGAATTTGCAGGATTTTACCGCCGCAACTTCGATGCGCAGACTCAGGAGGACAAAAAGTGGAAGGGTGTAATGCGCCTGTATGTTCCGAAGGAAGACGGCACAGACAAGGACGAGTGGACCAAAAAAACATTTAAGCGTGCGACACAGGCTATCGAGGATAGTAACCCGGGCTACCAATGGGATTGGAACGAAAAAGGGCTCAAAGGCAAGATTGTAGGCTGCCTGTATCAAGACAGAGAGTGGGCTTACAACGGCAAAACCGGATGGAGCGCACAGCCGCACAGTTTTATCGATGTAGCAAAAGTGAGAAGCGGCGAATTTAAACTCCCAGCGGACAAGCCCTTAGATGCAAGCCAAAAACCGGTAAGCGTGGACATTGCAGCAGATACGGACGAAGAAGACCTCCCGTTTTAAGCCATGAGCTACACACCTTTTGAGATTCGGGACGCGCTGGAATCCCTCACAGTGCTGATTGATACCCGCGAGCAGGATACCGAGCGCGCCCGAAAACGCAAAGAGGACTTCCCCCGATGGCGGCGTGAAAAGCTGGATGCCGGGGACTATGGCTGCGAGATCGAGCTGGATGGTGAGCTGTGCCGGGTGCCTGTGGTGGTAGAGCGCAAGATGAGCCTAGATGAGCTGTGCCAGTGCTTTACCCGAGAGCGTAAGCGATTTGAACGAGAGTTTGAGCGAGCGCAACAGGCAGGCACGCGCCTCCATCTGCTGATAGAAAACGCAAGTTGGGAAAAGATACACGCAGGCAGTTATCGCAGCCAGATGAAACCGCAAGCTCTTACAGCATCAATTCTAGCATGGCAAGCCCGATATAATGCAAGGATTTACTTTTGCACGCCGAAGCTTACAGGCAAGATGATAGCGGCAATTCTCCACTACGAAACAAAAATTTACTTGGAAGGGCAGGAGTAACGATGGATTTAGCGCAAGAAATTAAAGATAGAGTGCGTATCTCCGATGTGCTTGCCCTTTACCACCTGGAGCCGGGGCGGGCAGGATTTATACACTGCCCGTTCCACGCCGGGGACCGGGATGCAAGCTTGAAAGTGTACCCCGAGCAAAACAGCTGGCACTGCTTCGGGTGTGGCAAGGGCGGCAGTGTGATTGATTTTGTGATGGAGATGGAGCGCTGCGGGTTCCGACAGGCAGCAGCAAAACTGGACAGCGATTTCCGCCTTGGGCTTATCGGGCAGAAACAAAGCCTACGAGAACTTATCCAGCGCGAGCAGGAGCGCGACAGGCGAGTTTTTGAGCAAAAATCGAAACAGGATAGCTTGAAGCGCAAAGTGCTGTACAGGCGCGCACAGTGGCTTAAATACAAAGGGATGGGAATTACCACCCATGAGCAGGCGCAAGAAAAGGCGCTACTGATGGCAGAAATAGAGCGGCTGGACGATGAAATCGAGCAAGAAGGGAGGGAAGAAACTTGATATTTTTTACAAGCGCTACCATCGAGCAGTTCACCTGCACCACCATCCTGCAAGATGATGTATTTTTATCTCTGCTGGAAATCGCTGACCCTATCCAGTATGAGCGCACGCGCCAAGAGCTGGAGCGGAGAGCGATGGAACTGCGGGTAAAAACGCAGTTTAACAGGCTTCTTAAATCTTTTCTTGATAAAAAGAAAGAATTAGAAAAAAGCGAAATGGAATACCAAATCTTAAGAGATTGCCCCATCCCGCTGCAATACACCGAAAAAGGAAGCCCGGCACTAGTGATTGAAAATTTTTCGGCTGTGTTAGAGGGAGACCCAATCCTGAAGGATTTACTTTTATACAATGAGCTTTCCAACGCTCCCGAGTGCATCGAAAACGGAGAAATCAGGCGCTGGAGGGATGAAGAAGATAGCTGGCTGCGTGGATACATTGAGCACAAGTACCACATTTACAGCCCCCAAAAGCTGGATGATGCGCTCAGGGTGCGATTTAACCAGCGCCGCTATCACCCGGTCCGGGAGAAAATCCAATCTATCACTTGGGACGGCAAGCCCCGCATTAAGCGCTTTTTGATTGAGTGGCTCAAGGTGGATGATTGTCCGTACTCTGAGGAGGTTTCCCGGCTCATTTTCGCCGGCGGTATCCACAGGGCTTTTAATCCCGGGTGCAAATTTGAGGACATGGCGGTGCTGATTGGGAAGAAGCAGGGCGAGGGCAAGTCCACCATCATTCGTTGGCTGGCAATGGACGACAAGTTTTTCCGAGAGGTAAACGAGATTGACGGGCAGAGGGGCGTAGAGGCTGTAGAAGGAGGCTGGATTTGCGAGGTGAGCGAGCTGCTCGCCCTCAAGCGTACCAAAGAGGTGGAGGCGGCAAAGAGCTACTTTTCACGGCAAACTGATACATACCGCAAGCCTTACGATAAGCGTGTGACTGAAAATCCCCGGCAATGCATCTTTATCGGCACGACCAACACGGCGGAGTTTTTGACCGACAAGACCGGAAACCGACGATATTACCCGGTAGAGTGCAACAGCTCGGGGCGCGACTTGTTTGAGCACAAGGCAGAGATACAGGAGTACATCGAGCAGTGCTGGGCAGAGGCTTATGCGCTCTATCAAAAGGGCGAGCTGCCGCCGGTGCTGGACAAATCTATCCTACCAGAAGCGCAGTACCGGCAGGAGAGTGCGCTGGAAGACGACTACAGGTCGGGCATGATAAAAGCCTATCTTGACGACAAGGCAGAGGGAGAGAGCGTGTGCATCATCGAGCTATGGCAGCAGGCGTTGGGTGAGAGTTTTAAGCCAACGCGCAAGGACAGCAACGAGGTCGCCCTTATCATGCAAAATGCGCCAGGGTGGATTAAGATGCCAAGCGTGCAGATAACTTCTCGATGGGGGCGGCAAAGGTGTTGGATTAAGCAAGTTTCCAGCAAAAACCTTGGCTCAGACCTCCCATTTTGATAACTAACCCTTTTGTTAGTTATCGCTAGTTACGATGCTAGTTACCACCGAAAAACCTTACAACTAAGCCATTATATAAATATACTACAAATATAAGTAACTAAGTAACTAATATATATATAAAGATTTAAAAAATAAATAATTTATAATATTTTAATTTTTTTATTTTTATATAAAAGATAGGGAAAACGCTAGTTCCAGTTATCTGGTTACTTTAAAGATTTAGAATGGAGGTTGAAAATGGATTTTCTTTCAATCGTAGAATATGCGAAAAATGGCTCAACTATGCCAAAAATCAGCAGCCAATCGGAGCAGTTAGCATACACTACCATCACAGGGATTTTGGGAAACTGGAAACTGGGGCTCGTTACCAATCGCCGCGCGCTGGAGGAAAAAGAAAGGGCAGAACGCCTTTTTACAGATGCAAAACGCGAAGAAAATCAAAGATTTAAAATTTACCAGATTTACAATCAAAATATGATCCGCGCAGGGGAGTTGATCTGCGCAGCACGAAAAGAATACCACTCGCCGAACGCCGATAAAGACAAGGTGATTGCCTTGCTGATGGAGGCTGTGGAGCGAATGGGAGGAATTAAAGGAGGGGATTTAAAGTGAAACGAATAACAAGAAGTAGAGATTGGGATGAAGCTAAGCTTTGTTGGGGGCGTCTCGATACAATCGAAAATATCCTCGGTGATGACTACGACCTCGACCGCCTAAAAGAGCTTGTGCAAGCGGACAAGGAGGGAATGTGCGTGGTGCTTCCGTGCAAGGTTGGAAGCACGGTGTATTTTATCGGAGGAATCCACAATACGCTTATCAAGGAAGCGGATGTAGAAGAGATATATATCGCAGACGGCTCTTTTGCTCTTGGCGTTTCTACTGGATTCAAAACATTTGCGGTGCAAGAGGGAGAATGGTACGCCACCCGCGAAGAAGCCGAAGTCGCACTGGAAAAGATGAAAGAGAGGGAGGAATAATGCCAGAGTACGTTGATAAAGAAAAAAGCGATTGATTTATTTTATTAGATTGATCCTGAAAATGATGGCTCGGACGGATGTACGACTGCTTTAGTATCTGATGATTATACTTCGGAGGAAATTGAAGAAATGCTATCACTTTTGCCTGCCGCCGATGTTGCGCCGGTGGTGCATGGTGAGTGGGTTTTAGATGCAAAAAATCATGCTTACTGTTCTCAATGCTTGTATGGAAGAAACATAGAAACGCAAATTGGGTGGAACTACTGTCCAAACTGTGGGTCGAAGATGATTTTGGAGGATGACTGATTATGTATTACGACCTTGAAAAACGACACTTAAAGATACTGGAATCAATCAAGAAATGTGGTGGATTTCCTAGTCGTTATTCAATGCTAGACATTAACCTTGCGCTTGAATACGCTATCGAATCTGTTAAATTAAGGATTCCGGTTAATGTAACTTCAAAACTTTGGAAACCAACCGTCTGTCCAAATTGCTCAAACATATTAGGAGAGGTGTGTCCCGGTGGATATTGGGAAAATTCACACTATGATAAATGTCCTGTGTGTGGACAGCTTTTGGAATGGGAGGAATGATTATGGAACTTTACCCTGAAATGAACGAAAAAGTCAAAGACATTCTAAGGGTTGGTGGCGAGCCTTATCTCCTGTATGCTGCGGAATATATTGAGAGGTTGGAGAAAGAAAGAGACCTTGCTATCGCTGGATTAAAGCAGGCAGCTGATGATAATGGGGGTTGCTGGGGGTGCAAATGGCTGGACGAAGAAACCGATGAATGTACAAGCCCAGAGGGACGGTTAATGTGCGATACAAAAACAAATAATATGTGGGAATGGAAAGGATTGTAACTATGAAACTCACAGGCACATACAACGGCAAGCCAATCGAGCTTGAACTCACCGAGGAACAGGTTGAGGTGCTGGAACAGGCAGAGAAAAAGAAAACTGGTTGGGAGAGAGTGGAGAAAGGAGAAAGATATTTCATCAATGCAATAAGAGTAGCACAGGAAGAAATGGAAACGGGTAGTTCAGCCGATAATACTCGTTACGAACACGCAAGCTACTTCGCTAATGAAACACTCGTCAAAAACATTCTCACAGCACAATTCCTCCAGCGTAAATTGTGGAGAAGGAGTGCAGAATTGTGTGAGAATATGGATTGGAATAATCCCGATAAAGACAAGTGGTATATTTGGTATGATTGTGAGCAGAAAGAGATAAGTTTAGGAATCTCTCTAGAGGGTTACGAATTCGGACAAGTATATTTTGACACTAAAGAACACGCAGAACAAGTCATCGAAGAATTTAAGGACGAACTCATCTGGTACTTTACAGAGTTCCAGAGTAGGATGGATTAAGGGGGGTTGTATAATGGATAATTTAATAAATGTGGGACTGTATGGTAACGGTAGCCGAAATTCAAGACGCAGGGCAGAATATATTTATTGTGAAAAAGCACAGGAATGTTCAGCTTTCAGGGATGGAAAGTGTTTCTGTGTAACTACTCCTTTCGGCGTAAGTTGTAAAACCGGAAGAGTTGTTAATGTGGACGGAGGAACAAAGCAGTCAAAAGCCTTTTATAAAGTGAGTGAAACGGCTAAATCCAATGAGAAGTATGGCAAATTAAAATATCCACGCAATGTGTATATCACCAAAATTGGAGAAAAGGTGTTTTTAACGCCGCCTTATATCAGAATTGAAGAACTTGGTGATAACGATTTGTCTTGCCACGATCCGGGATTTGGATGCAATAATTTATTAACAGATTCGCAACGGCTTACTCCGCAAAATATACATAAGATTTGTTCATATAAGCCTCAAGCGTTCATGGGGGGAACAATAAGTAAATACGAAACAGATGTTGTTCCAATGTTTTTGAAGCAGCTATCAAAAGTATTCCCAGAAAAATATTCTGATTTCGTTTCAGCGTATCCAAACTTTGAAATCAAACAGGCAAACTATGTAGGCATGAGAGCAAAACTAAGCACTTGCAGTCGCTCAGAAGATTACAAAGACTACAATGGTAATGTATTTCATTTTGAAGGCAATTTCCTTGTCTGCGAAAATTGTAAATCAGCATTTAATCCTTTCTCTGCGGAAGAATCGTATATAAAATTCAAAGTGAATGACAGTATGATTGTTACTATTACAGACAACAATCAGGTTACAGACGATACAGTTTTTGAGTAAGGAGGAATCACGATGAAAACCCAAGAAATCATCAAAGCCCTGCGCAGGATGGCAGTAAACACCGGAACCCTGAATTGCCTTGGGTGCGGATACGAGCACAACTGCGGTGTGCATGGGTGCAGAGTGCTCAGAGAGGCAGCGGACAAGCTGGACGAGCTCCAGCGGGAAAATGATGCACTCTTTCGGGCGGCGATGGACAGCAGAAAGGAGTCGGGTTTGACGGATGACTAGCCAGGAGAAAAAAGAGTATCTTTTGGGATACCAAAGAATCAACCAGCGAGTGAACTGCTTGCTGCTTGAACAGCAGAGATGGAGAGAACTGGCAACTAGGGTAAGCCCCAATCTCTCCGGGATGCCCGGAGGGGGAAAAGGGGGAGGCACACAGGGGGCAATTTCCAAAATCGTAGACTTGGAAACAGAAATCAATGCGGAGATTGATAAGTTGGTGGAAAAGCGCAAGGAGATTGAGGGCATTATCCGCGCAGTGGAGGACAACATCCTGCGTACCTTGCTGGAGTATCGGTACATCAACGGCAAAAAGTGGGAGGAGATTGCGCTGATGATGGGGTATGATTACCGGTACATACTCAAGATACATGGTAAGGCATTATCTTTGTTGCCAAGTGATTTGGGCAAAAAAAAGACACTAAAAGACACTAGAAGACACCCTTGACAGTATGATATGATTATACTAGCGTAAAAGACAAAATCTCATATTCGAGTTCATTGTAAGACCTCCTTTCTTTGTACAGCAAGAGCCGGCAGAAATGTCGGCTTTTGTTGTACCTTTTGTTTTAAGGGGTGGGAAAATGGAATTTGATTACAAGAGCGCAAGATGGAGGCGCAAACGTGCGGCAATTTTGCGGCGGGATGGATACCTCTGCCAGATGTGCAAGCGATATGGTAGGAGGGTGCAGGCAACTACGGTGCATCACATCCAGCATGCGGATGAGCACCCAGAACTAGGATTTACGGATAGCAATTTGATTAGCGTGTGCGAGCGCTGCCACAACAAGCTGCACCCGGAGAAAATCAAGAAGGCAAAGTGGGGATATTGAGGAGGCAAAGATGGCAAAAACACAGACCCGGGAGGAAATCAAAAAGCAAACAATCAAAAACATGAAGGCACTGGGCACCTACAAAGAGCAGTATAACCAAATCATCGACATCTATGTAGATATGCTGTATCAGTATCAAGAGCTAAGCCGCCAATTTGAGGAGGGTGGCTATCAGGCGAGCGTGGAAACCGAGCGCAGCGGAGGGAAGAAAAATCCGGTGCTGGTATCGTTAGAAAATCTGCGCAAAGATATTGGCACCTATTCCGATCGGCTGATGCTTAACGCCAAGGCATACGCAAATGATATTGAGCTGCCAAAGCAGGAAAAATCGGTATTTGCAAAATTACTGGAAGGGCAGAAGGATGCGTAAGTGGATGTAAGCCACATTACTTCCCCTTATTTTGCGGAGGCGGTAGCGTATGCGCAGGAAATCGCAGAAGGCAGGGTACTTGCTAATCGCGCAAGGAAGCTTGCCTGTCAACGATTTTTAAACGATTTACAGCGGGATGATTTGGATTTTAAGGATGGGCAATTCGATTTGGCAATTAAGCTGATTGAGGGCACCATCCACCACGTGCGCGGCGAGGATAGGGCCGGAGTAAGCTACAAAGGGCGCCCGATGATACTGGCACCATGGCAAAAATTTGTGATTGTAAATCTCTTTGGATTTTTTAAAAAGGGAACAAATATCAGGCGCTATACAGAGGCGCTTATTTTTTTGCCCCGAAAGCAGGGCAAAACCTCTTTTTCCGCTGCGCTGGGTGAGGTAAAAAGTATCATCGATAGAGCATCCGGGGCGGTAACTTACATCGTAGCCAACAGCGTAAAGCAAACAATGGAGAGTTTCCAGTTTTTAAAAGATAACATTGAGGATTTGCGGCCGGATGTAAAAAAGCTGAGAATCCGGGACAACAACCAGGAGCACAGTATCAGCGTAGATTTTGGGGATGGCACAGCGGAAATTTATGCGATTGCAAACCAAGAAGATAAACTGGACTCTCTCAACTGTAACTTCCTGATTTTGGATGAGCTGCACAGCTGGCGGCGAGCGGGGGCAAAAAAGTACACCCTGATGAAAAACGCCATGAAGGCATACCGAAACAAGCTGTTAGTGGGAATCTCCACTGCAGGAGATATTCCGAACGGCTTTCTGGCAAACCGCATTAAAACATTGATAGCAGTGCTGGAGGGAACAATCCAAGACGAGGCATACGATAGCTATTTTGCATTTTTGTGCATGGCGGACCAAGATGAAGAAGGCAACTTTTTAAACAGCAAAGGGGAAATCGTAGAGTTCGACGACCCGGAAGTATTGCAGATGTGCACGCCTTCCATCGGGCTTACGGTAACACTGGAGGAGCTGATGGACGATGCAGCGCAAGCAAGAAATGAGCCGCAGCTTCGGAGCGAGTTTTTTAACAAAACGCTCAATGTATTTACCAACGCAATGAATGCCTATTTCAAAGTGCAGGAGTTCCAGAACTCCGATAAAGAGTACAACTGGACCTTGCAGGAGCTGGCGAAACTGCCTATCCAATGGTACGGCGGGGCGGACCTTTCCAAGCTGCACGACTTAACCGCCGGCTCTTTGTACGGCACTTACAAGGATGTGGATATTTGCATCACGCACGCCTTTTTCCCGGTGGTAGCCGCTCACCTCAAAGCACAGGAGGATGATATTCCGCTGTTTTGGTGGGAAGAAAAGGGATGGCTCACCATGAGCAACACCGAAACGGTGCTGCCGGACGACATTGTAAAGTGGTTTATCGCCATGCGGGATATGGGCTTTAAGATTAAGCTGGTGGGCTTTGATAAAAAATTTGGGCGAGAGTTTTTTACCAAAATGCGTGCGGCAGGATTTCGAATTAAAGATCAGCCGCAGTATTTTTATGTAAAATCAGAGGGATTCCGACGGATTGAGTACAAGGCAAAAAACAAAAAGTTTTACTATCTGCACTCCGAAGCCTTTGAGTATTGCGTACAGAATGTGCGAGCAATCGAAAAAACGGACGATATGATACAGTACGAAAAAGTAGATGGAGATGGCGGCGTAAAGAGAATCGACATCTTCGACGCCGGCGTTTTTGGCTGCTGCCAGATGCTGCAGGATATGGAGCGAAGCGAAAAAGGCAAGCAGTGGTGGGGAGGAAATGAGAGATGAGCAAGCAAAAGCAAAAGAAAACGGGGCGAGGTATCCGGGACAAACCGCAAGCCAGAAGCGGCGGCGTAGGGGTGTGGCTGGGGGATAGCAATACCGGAGATATTTTGTGCAGCGGCTATACCAGCCTGGCGCACAACCCGGAAATCGTGGCGGCGGTGGATACCATCGCGCGGCTGATTGGCTCGATGACAATTCACCTGATGGCAAATACCGATGCCGGGGACATCCGCATTAAGGATGGTTTGAGCCGCAAGGTGGACGTAGACCCAGCCAGAGGGATGCCGCGCTCCAATTTTATCCAGTGGATTGTAAAAACGATGTTTCTGGAAGGGCGAGGGAACGCGGTGGTGTTGCCGCAGTACCGGCAGGGCGGCAAGTATCTGGATAATCTCCAGCCGATACCGCCGGAGATGGTAAGCTTTATCCCAGATGGATGGAGCTACCGAGCAATGATTGCCGGGCGGGAGTATGAGCCGGATGAGATTTTGCATTTTGCTTTAAATCCCGGCAGCTATTACCCATGGATGGGGCAGGGATACACAGTGGCACTATCCGATGTTGCCAACAATCTCAAGCAGGCGGCGGCGACCGAAAAGGGATTTATGCAGAGCAAGTGGAAGCCCTCCATCATCGTGAAGGTGGACGCGCTTACCGAGGAGTTTGCAAGCCCGAAGGGGCGCAGCAGGCTGATGGAGCAGTACCTACAAACCACGCAGGCAGGAGAACCGTGGATTATCCCCGCTGAGCAATTTAGTGTAGAGCAGGTACGTCCGCTGACTTTATCTGATTTAGCACTGGCAGACTTTGTGACGCTGGACAAAAAAACGGTAGCTTCCATCATCGGGGTGCCGCCTTTTGTACTGGGCGTGGGCGAGTTTAAGCGCGATGAGTGGAACAACTTTATTTCCACCACCATCATGGCGATTGCCAAAATCATCGAGCAGGTGCTTACCCGAGGACTGCTGGCAAGCCCGGAGCTGTATTTTCGATTTAACGCCCGCAGCCTCTACAACTACAATCTCAAAGAGATGGCAGGGGTAGCAGATGAGCAGTATATCCGGGGCGTGATGACGGGCAATGAAGTGCGTGATTGGATTGGGCTGCCGCCAAAAGACGGGCTTGATCAGCTTGTGATTTTGGAAAACTACCTGCCAATCGATAGGCTGGGCGATCAGAAAAAACTGATACAAAAAGGAGAGGATATTTAATGCTGTGTGAGCGCACTGCCCTTGCAAGGGATACCAGTTTTGCAACGAGGGCAGAGGATGGCAAGCTGTACATTGAGGGCTATTTTGCGGTATTCGGCAGCGAGTACCGAATGTGGGAAAACGCGATTGAAACCATCGACGAAGACGCCTTTGACGGACAGCTCACCGAGGATATTCGGGCGCTGGTAAATCATGACACCACCTTGGTGTTAGGGCGGACAACCGCCGGAACGCTGGAGCTAAAGGCGGACAAGGTGGGCTTGTGGGGCAGAATCACCATCAATCCTGCCGACCAGGATGCGGTAAACCTGTATGAGAGGGTAAAGCGCGGAGATGTGAGCCAGTGCAGCTTTGGCTTTGATATTTTGGATCAGAGCACCGAGGTGATGGAAAACGGGACAACCGTGTGGACACTCAAAAAAGTAAAGCTGTATGAGGTATCGGTAGTTACCTTCCCGGCTTATGAGGATACCGCTGTAGTAGCCCGCAAAAAGGATTTTGCGGAAATCAAAAAGCGCAAGCGTGAGGAATGGCAGGCAAAAATGAGAGCCCGCCTGAAAGGAGAATAAAAAGTATGGCACTGAAAATCGTAATGCTGCGGCACAAGCTTGATAAAATGAAGGCTGAGCTGGAAGCTGTAAAAAGAGCGGCAGAAGGCTTTGAGCTGAGGGAAAAAGAGTTGGAAACCGCAATCGGAGAAGCGGAAACCGAGGAGCAGGAACGCGCAGTGGAGGAACAGGTGGAAACGCTGGAAAGCGAGAGAACCGCCAACGAGCAGCAGCGCACCGAGCTGGAAACAAAAATCAGTGAGGCAGAAGCAGAAATCCGCTCGCTGGAAGAAAAGCAGCAGCCCCCGGCAAGAGAGCCTGAAAAAGCAGAAAGGAATGATTTTAAGATGAATCATGTACAGATTAGAAGCCTGCCAATGGGCCAGCGTGCGCTGGATGCCCTGAGCTATGAGCAGAGAAAAAGCATGGTAGAGAGCAAGGAAGCGGTGGAGTTTTTCACCCGCCTGCGCCAGATGAAGGGCGAGCAGAGGGCAGTTTCCGGCGCGGAACTCTCCATCCCGGTGGTATTTCTGGAGCTTATCTCTGAAAATATGTACCGCTATTCCAAGCTCCTGCGCCGGGTAAGGGTACGAAATGTAGATGGGGAAACCCGCCAGACGATTGCAGGCACTGTACCGGAGGCGGTATGGACTGAGATGTGCGGCGCTATCAATGAACTTTCCTTTGGCTTTAATCAGGTAACACTGGATGGCTACAAGGTGGCAGGCTTTGTGCCGGTGTGCAACTCGATTCTGGAGGACAACGACATTAACCTTGCCGGATGGATTGTAGAGATGCTTTCTGAGGCGATTGGACTGGCGATGGACAAGGCTATCCTGTACGGCAAAGGCTCTGCAAACAAAATGCCGCTCGGTATCGTTACCCGTTTGGCGCAGACCCAGAAGCCGGCAGATTATCCGGCAAAAGCCCCGGAATGGGTGGACCTGCACACAAGCAATATCGTAAAAATTGATGGCGCAACCGCTGCCGGCGCAGATTTTTGGGCCAAACTGATGGCAGCAACCGGCAACACCTACACCGAGTACAGCCGCGGCGAGCAGTTCTGGGCGATGAACTCCAAAACCTATGCAGCACTCAAATCCAAACTCATCACCTTTACCGCTACCGGCGATATTGTAGCCAATCTGTTTGGCACTCTGCCGATCGTGGGCGGCGATGTGGATGTGCTGGAATTTATCCCGGACGGCGACATCATCGGCGGTTACGGTGATCTGTACCTGCTGGCAATGCGCTCCGGCATGAGCATTGAGGCAAGCCGCGAGGTGCAGTTTATCCAGGATAATACCGTTTTCCGCGGGAAACAGCGTGCTGACGGTGTGCCGGTAATCCCGGGCGCGTTTGTGGCAATCAACATCAACAACAAAAGCGTTACCACTGTGATGGATTTTGCGGCAGATAACGCAAATGACGCCAAGCTCACCGCCCTGAAAATCGGCAGCGAGAGCCTGAACCCATCTTTTAGCGCCGACAAGTACACCTATACCATCGCATCTGCTGCCAACGCAAGCGACAAGGTTGAGGTAACAACTGCGCAGGCTGATGCAGAGGTAGCGATTGAGTACAACGGCGCAAATGTGCGCAACGGCGGCACCGTTACCTGGGCAACCGGCAGCAAACCGACCCCGATGCACATTACCGTGAAACAGGGCAACGCAGTACGCGTATATACCGTAACCGTTACCAAATCCTAGAGGTGAGCAAAGATGACTGATGTAGAGATTTTAAGCATCCTCAAAATGGACTTACAAATCGCCAGTGCGGCGTTGGATAGCTACCTCGCTGCGCTGGTGGCATCAGCCAGAGGATATATCAGCCGAGAGGGAATCCAGCTTACCAGCAGCCCGGAGGACGGAATGCTTATCGAGATGTATGCAGCTTATCTGTACCGCAGGCGGCGAGAAGAAAACGCTGTGATGCCGCGTGCTCTGCGCTGGGCGCTCAACAATCGGGGGATAGGAGGAGGCACAAATGGATGATTTGATTTTCCTGATTGCCCTCTCTTACTCTCAGGATGAGATAGGGCAGATGGTGGCAACGGAACGGCGTACGCCGGTGTGGGCATCCATCCAATCGGTGAGCCGGATGGAGTGGATGCAGGCAGGGCAGCAGGGGTTAAACCCCTCGCTGATGGTGAGCACGCCGATTGTAAACTACAGCGGCGAGGAGCAGGTGGAGGTAGGCGGCAAGCGGTATGCCGTTTACCGCACCTACTTTAATCGCAATAGCGATATGGTAGAGCTTTACCTTACCGAAAAGGCAGGGATAGCGGATGAGCCAAAAAACAATATCTGTGGATGAGCTGAGCAGTACCATATTGGATGCCCTGCATGAGTACAGCAGCGAGGTGATGGAGGCTACCAAAGCCTCGGTAAAGGAGCAGGCAGCGGCAACGGTACAGGAGCTTAAAACCACCAGCCCCAAACGTACCGGGAAATACGCCAGAAACTGGAAAAGCAAAATTGCCTTTGAGGGCATGGATGATATTCGCGCGCTGGTGTACAACGGCGGCAAAACCTACCGGCTCACCCATCTGCTCGAGTACGGGCACGATATTAAGCGAGATGGGCGCGTGGTGGGGCACGCTCCGGCAAAGGCCCACATCCGCCCGGCAGAGCAAAAGGCGATCGATGGGCTGGGAAGAAAAATCAAGGTGAAGCTACGATGAAATTAGAGGAAATCGCAAGCCTCCTAAAAACAACCGGCTATCCTGTGGCGTACTGCTATTTTGCAAAAGGCAAGCCGCCGGATATGCCGTTTGTGGTGTATCAGGAGGTATATAGCAATAACTTTTCGGCGGATAGTGCAGTTTACTTGCCGGTCCGCCACATCCAGATTAATTTATACACAAATAGTAAGCAGCCAGAAGCGGAGGGTAAGGTAGAAAACGCCTTATCCTCCTTTTTTTGGAATAAACAGGAAAACTACAATGCGGATGAAAAAATCTACCGCATTACCTACGAAATTGAGGTGTAATAAAATGGCAGCAACTGAAAATAAGGTACAATTTAACCTGAAAAAAGTACACTACGCCGTGATGAACACCGGTGGCAGCACGCCGACATGGGCTGCCCCCGTACCGGTTCCGGGCGCGGTAAACCTCTCGCTGGAAGCACAGGGAGAATTAAATAAGTTTTACGCTGATGGCATGGTTTATTACCAGAGCTCGAGCAACGCAGGCTACGAGGGCGATTTGGAGATGGCGCGCTTCATCGACAAAATGTTGCAGGATGTATGGGGATACATTTCCGATGCCACCTCCAAAGTAATGATTGAAACGGTAAACGCAGAGCCAAAATCCTTTGCACTACTCTTCCAGATTGATGGAGATGCAGGTAATGACTTGTACTGCCTGTACAACTGCACCGGTACCCGTCCGGGCATTGCGGCAGCCACCAGCACCGAAACCAAAGAGCCGCAGACCCAGACCTCTACCATCTCGGCGGCACCGCTGGAAAATGGCTATGTATTTGCCCGCACGACAGCGGAAACCAGCGAGGATGTAAGAAATGCTTGGTTTACAAAAGTCTGGGAAAAGACCGGCGTAGGAGCATAAAGGGGGGCGCGGAAAATGGAAAAAATAATCACAGTCGATGGGCGCGAGGTAAAAATGAAAGCCTCAGCCCTCGTTCCGCGCCTGTACCGCTTTAAATTTGGGCGCGATATGATGCGAGATATGGCACAGCTGCAAAAGGTATATGCCAAAGCAGCGAGCCTGCCGGAGGATGCCACCGATGAGGAGCGAGCGGAAACACAGCTCTCAATGGTGGACTTAACAATTTTCGAAAATCTTGCCTATATCATGGCAAAACATGCAGATAGCTCCCTGCCGGATACTGCCGAGGAGTGGCTGGACAGCTTTTCGATGTTTTCCATTTACGAAGTGCTGCCGGAGATTTTGCAGCTCTGGGGCATGAGCTGTAGCACGACTTCCTCCCTTAAAAAAAAATAAGGGAGACAGTGCGGGAGCCGAACGGGGCTATCTTTATGTTGCGGTGTGCCGAGCTGGGGCTATCAGATGAGGCGCTGAGCGGTATGAATGTGGGCATGGTATACGATTTGATCACAGAAAAAGCCAACGACCAAGAAAAATACCCATACAAGGCAACGCAAGCGGACATCGATAGGCTTTTCGGGGGAGGTGTAAAAGCAAATGGCAGCAGATAGGATAAAGGGCATCACGATACAGATTGGCGGTGATGTAAAACCCTTAAACGAGGCGTTGGAAAGTACAAACAAAACGATTGCGACAACGCAAAAAGACTTAAAGGATGTGCAGCGCCTCTTAAAACTTGACCCCAAAAACACCGAGATGCTCACCCAAAAGCAGCAGGCGCTTGCTAAGGCGATAGAAGCCACCAAGGAAAAGCTAAAAACCCTCAAAGAAGCCGAGCGGCAGGCGCAGGAACAGTTTAAGCAGGGCAAGATGAGCGAGGAACAGTACAAGGCTCTGCAAAGGGAAATCGCAGAAACCGAGGGCAAGCTCAAATCCCTGCAGAAAACAGCCGACGAAGCTACCGTAAAGCTCGGCAAAGGCATCCAGAGCGCAGGGGAGAAAATCACCGATGCAGGCAAAAAGATGAGCGTGGTATCTACCGGAATCGTGGGGCTGGGGGCTGCGGCAGTAAAAACGGCGGCAGACTTTGAGGCTGGGATGAGCGAGGTTGCGGCAATCTCGGGGGCGAGCGCCGAAGAGCTGAGCGCACTCACAGAAGAAGCCAAGCGGTTGGGAGCAGAAACGAAGTTTTCTGCCTCTGATGCAGCGGAAGGCTTAAAGTACATGGCGATGGCTGGCTGGGATACCTCCGATATGCTGGGTGGGCTGGAGGGCGTAATGAAACTAGCGGCAGCATCCGGTGAGGATTTGGGCGCAGTATCTGATATTGTTACCGATGCGCTCACTGCCTTTGGCATGAAAGCCGAGGAGAGCGGGCGGTTTGCCGATGTGCTGGCTATGGCGGCATCCAAATCCAACACAAACGTATCGATGATGGGAGAAACCTTTAAGTATGTGGCTCCTGTCGCCGGTGCAATGGGGTACAGCATTGAGGATACCGCTACCGCAATCGGACTGATGGCAAACGCTGGAATCAAAGGCACGCAGGCAGGCACCAGCTTGCGCTCTATCCTCACAAGATTGGCAAAGCCGCCGAAGGCAGCGGCAGAGGCAATAGAGGCGCTGGGGCTATCGATTACCAATGTGGATGGCAGCATCAAGCCGCTGGATGCAACACTTTTAGAGCTGCGGCAGAAGTTTGCCGGGCTTACCCAGGAAGAACAGGTACAGATGGCTGCAAACCTTGCCGGGCAGGAGGCAATGAGCGGACTGCTTGCCATTGTGAACGCCAGTAATGAGGATTTTGCAAAGCTCAGCGAGAGCATCAACAATTCTGCCGGGGCTGCCGATAAAATGGCGGCTGCCATGCAGGATAATCTGAGCGGCAGGGTGGAAGAATTAAAGAGCAAAATTGAGGGAATTGCCATTTCCTTTGGCGAATCTCTAATCCCAATAGTGGAAAAAGCAGTAGAAAAACTAGGGCAGTTTGCCGATTGGCTTTCCCAGCTGGATGAGGGGCAGCGACAAACCATCATTACAGTGGGACTTGTGGTAGCTGCTATCGGTCCGCTGCTGATGATTATCGGGCAGGTAACACAGGGTATCGGCGGCATTATCAGCATTTTCCCCACTATCAAAGGCGGATTTAGTTTTCTTACGGGGACCGCTCTTCCGGCAGCGACCAAAGCACTCACTACCGTAGCGAGCACCGTCCAAGGCGCGGTGACAAGTGCATTTTCCACCCTTACCGGCACAGTGCTGCCAGCAGTAGGCAAAACATTTTCGAGCGTAGCAATGTTTATCGTATCCAATCCGATTGCGGTGATCGTAGCGGCAGTGGCGGCGGCTGTTATTGCCATCGGTACCAAGGGGGATGAGCTGCAAGCCCTTTTGCAAAAATTTGACGATTGGCTGCAAGGGGTGTTTGCCAAAGACTGGAGCGAGGTGTTTGGTCCAGTGCTGGGCGGCATCCTCAATGGATTTTTAGACACAGTAAAAGGTATCTGGGATGGACTAAAACAGGTATTTGATGGCATCATCGACTTTATCCGCGGCGTATTTACCGGCAACTGGGAACGCGCGTGGAATGGCATTAAAGAGATATTTAGCGGCGTTTTTGATGGAATTGCAAGCATTGCCCGCAGCGTAATCGGCGGCATTGAAAGCCTGATTGATGGCATCGGCAGCGCAATCGACTGGGTGTGGAACAAGTTGAGCAACTTTTCTTTCGATTTGCCGGACTGGGACATCCCATTTTTTGCAGACGGCGGAACCCTTACCCGCGGTAGAGCAATCGTAGGAGAGGCAGGGCCTGAGCTGCTTACGGTACAAAACGGCAGGGCAGTGGTGCAGCCGCTCACCGGTCCGCACGCACACCCGCAAATCACACAGAACAACTATTTTAACAACTATCAGCCAAGGGATGGCGCGGCGGCAGTGCGCGATCTCAATCGCCAGCTGGGATGGGAGTACTAGAGATGGCAAGAGCGTTTAAGTTAATCAATTCCGATGGCACAGAGCTGGATTTGATGGCGCGAAAACATTTTTTGCACTCGCCATCCGGCTTGGGCTATGAGCAGGAGTTTGATACGGTGGCGGCAGGATATGATTTTTTAGTTTCCGCCGCCTATTTACAGCAAAAAACAATCCCCGGAGAGATTGCCTTTTTGGGGGTAAATCCATACAAGGATTATCAAGAATTTGCAGCATTTTGTGCAAAAGAGCCGCTTAAACTCGCCTATCGACCGCTTAATGAGTGGTATTATCTCAATGTGCGGGTGCAGAGTTTGAGTAAAACGGAGATTACCACGGGGCTGCTGTGCCCTGTGGATTTTCTGGCATTTGGTACCTGGTACAAGAGCATCACGGTAACAAAAACAGAGAGCGGAGGGGGAGCGGGGAAAACATACGATTACGCCTACCCATATACCTATGCAGAGGGAGCAATTGGCTCGGCAAAATTAAACAATACCGGGAGCTTGCCATCCTACGCAAAATTGCACATTTTGGGACCCTGCACCAATCCATCATGGGCATTATCGCAGGGTGGTGAGGTGATTTCCCGCGGGAAGGTAGCGGCAATCATCTCGGAGGGCAACAAGTTGGTAGTAGATAGCGCTCCTGCGTCGCTGGAAATCGCGGAGTATACCATCGATAACGGCTTTGTACGTAATCTCTACCAAGTATCCGACTTTGCAACGGCGCGTTTTTTGATAGTACCGACAGGGGAGAGCACCCTTGCTTTTGCGCATGAGGGCGGCGGAGAGATAGAGGCTTTTGTGGAGGTGAGCGCACTTGCGACATCTATATAAAGTGGAAATATTTGGAAGAAATTACCAGTACAAAGACATGGCACTGCTATCAGAGCTTAGCATACAGATGGACTACCTCACGCTGGAAAACACCACCATTACGGTGGTTAATCTGCTGGCGGACAAGGGCGATTTTGTACACATCACCGATTTTTATGGGGCAATCATCCACCAAGGCATCGTGCTGGATGTGGCAAGGGAGAGCAACCGCGCAAAACTCAAGGTTGCGCCGCTGTTATCCTTGCTTGATGTGCAGGTACAGTACAATGCAGGGATTTTTAAAACGCTGCCGCTGGAAGACTGTATCAGTAAAATTATCACCGATACCTATATCAGCAATGCCGACAGCCTGCAAAACATAGCGGGCATCGAGGTGGAGCAGGAGAGCAGCACGCCGGGCACTCCGCTGGACATCAGGAGCAATATCCATGCTTTTTGGGACATTATCACAAAGGCGCTTACCTTGTACGATATTGTGGTGCAGGCAAGGCTAGAGCCGCAAAGCAAAAAGATATTTTTTACCATTGGCAAGGTATCAGGCAAAATCGCGTTGGAAGCGCAGCTAGGCAACTGTTTAGCACACAATTTTGTACTTACCGACAATTATGGCACACTCAACAAAATCACTTTTGTGAATAAAGACAACGAGAACGAAAAGGCAATCTATTATCTGCATCCGTCCGGGGCAATCGACCGGAAGGACGAAAACAGAATCACGCCGGTGTTTTTTTCGGCAGAATATATACAGGGGGCAGAGGATTTTTTAAAAGAAGCCTACTCCCGTGCTTACGAGCAGATGACGCCGGAGAAATACCAGCAGTGCATCGAGCTGAGTTTTCGGGAGGACGACCGGATGGTATCACCCAATCAAATCCACATCGGGCAGCTGGCAGAAATCTGGTATCAGGACAAGCGGTACACCAGCGTGATGACTGGGTATAGTCGAGAAAAAGGAGTAGTTACTTTGGTTTTTGGCTGTATCCGCTTGGAACTCACGAAAAAACTCATCTTATCAAGGAGGCAAGAGGGATGATCACATTAAAGCAGTTTACCGGTCAGACAATCACGCCAACGGATGATGCTGCATTGTACGATTTTTTTAGTTCGAAACAGAGCGGCATCATAGATGGGTGCCAGGTAACGAGCCTAGGGGACAACCGCTTACAGGTGAGCGCAGGGCGGGGTATCATCCGCGGGCGCTCTTTTGTAGTAGAGCAGGAGGAAATCCGCGCGCAGCTGGGAACGGCGGAAAACCAAAAGGGTAGACTGAGCATCAAAATCGACCTGGGCAACACCGAGACCCCGATTAGCTTTGTGACAGTCGCAGGGGAATCGCTGGATGAGCCTATCCAGCAGGACATCAACCACGGCGGGTCGGTTTTCGAGCTGCCGCTGGCAGAGTATACCGTAGGAGTAACGCAAATCACCAACCTCAAAAACGTCGCAATCCAGATGGTAATAGCATCCCCAGTATCGATGGAGATGGGGGAGTACAGCGGCACTGGGACCGCTTCGCGAACAATCGAATTGGGATATAAGCCAACTTTGGTGCGGATTTTTACGGTGGGAGAGCCACCAATAGCAGCAGTATCTACGCTGGGTGAAACACAAATATATTCGGCGATTGCGACGCAAGCGGGGGCAAGCAAGGGATTGAGCCTTACCGATACGGGATTTAAGGTGCTGCAAAGCGGCAGCAGTACACCGGATGGAAAAAGGAATATGCTCAATCAAAGCGGAAAGAGATATATTTACTTAACCATTAGACAGGGGGGGGGTAACGGATAGCCCTATCATCCCCGAGCGCCCGACGGAAGAATTTGCGGAGTTAAAAAACATCTCTCTCGGAGCAAAGGTGAAAATCCCTGAGCTTGCGGGATTTGAAGAGAATCCTTTTGTGGTAGTTGCCAAAAACCACCCAACGCACGCAGCCAATACGGTGTGCCTGATGATGAGCGAGCCTTACAAAACGGGCACATTTTATAATCCCGGAGACAGGGTGCCTTATTACGAGATAAGCGATTTAAAAACAGATGCAGAGGCTCTTTACAACAAAATGCCGCAGGGCTTAAAAAGCCGGATTATAAAAACAAAAGCAAAAGCCCAAATTGTGAACGGCGCGAGCGACATCGAAGGATACGTATTGCCTCCTACCGCAAGCGAAATAAAAGGGGGCGATGCATCCGGTTTTGTGGCGGAAGAGTTGAAAATAAACAAGGAATTTGCGTACTTCCAAAATCAGATGGAGCGCAGCGGGGAAGAGTTTTGGACGGTGAGCGTGCCGGAATCTGATTCTTCTTATGCGGTGCTGGAAGTCTCGGTAAACAGAAGCTTGCAAACCAAAGATTGTACCCAAACATCCGGCTATCGCTATTACTTTGTAATTAACGACAATGTGATGTACAACACAAAACCAAATGCAGATGGAAGCTATACTTTACAAGTTTAAAGCAGAGAGGATGAGGCAAAGTGAGCGACATCCAGCTACAGATAAGCGGCAAACAGATTGATACCATCCCCATCATCAACCTGCTGCGGCAGGGGGAAAACAACGCAGACACCATCCTAATGCAGCTGCCGCCCAAATACGGCGACATCGCCCTTGATGGGCTTACCTACATCATGTACGGCGACAGCAAAGGCGGCACAAGGGCAACACAGGTGCTGGAAAAAGAGGTAAACGGCGAGGGTGTACTCTTGCGCTGGAAGATTTCGGATGATTTTACGGCGGTGGCTGGGGAATTAAAGCTGATGCTAAAAGGTTTTTTGCCGGACGGTGACCCCATCATCAAGTGGGTGGGCGGCACAATCAACGTATACTGCGACCCAGCCGGTGGGCTTTATCCGCCGCCGGTGAGCGAGATTGAGCAGGCGCTAAAAGAGATGCTCACCGATTGTGTACTAGAAATGTCGATGTTGCTATATCAGTAGAAAGGAGAGAAGAAAATGATGGCTATGTTATGGGCACAGCAGATTATGCTGGGGAGAAAAACTTTTGCAGATGTACCAAGATTGCTCAAAGCGCAGGTAAAAAACATCCTGATTGATTCCGGCTGCGAGCATTTGGCGGAGTAAGGAGGAAAGGACAAGATGACAGATGAAGAGCTCAAGCGAATTGCAGAGTTGGTATCAGAGCAGGAAAGAGCCAGCCAGAGGCGAAAAACAAGGCACAAAGGGCTATTTTCCCGGCTGATTGTGCTGCTTTGCATTGCCTTGGCGATTGGCTACACAGCCATTTGCCTGATGATGCAGTGGCGCACAGGAGTACAGCCAGAGCCACAGCTTACCATCGTGTTTTTTGGTTTTATCACGGTGGAGCTGTGGTCGCTGAGTAAAATCAAGAGGAATAAGGATGGTGAGAAAAAGTGAGAATTGATAAGCGGACAACCCCGAACCACAGCAGCCGAGGACAGCACAAACCGCTGTTTATCTGCTGGCATATCGCTGATGGTACATACAGCGGCACTATCAGTTGGGAAACAAATCCCGCCAGCAAAGTATCCAGCCACTTTGTTTTAGGCAAAAACGGCGAGGTAGCACAAATGGTAGAGCTTGACAGAGCAGCATGGACACAAGGGGATATTAAAAAGCCATCCTTGCCATACGCAAAGCAGCATCCAGGGCTTAATCCAAACCTCTATTGCGTTAGCATTGAGTGTGAGGGATTTTGGAAGGACACCAAGGGCAAGCTCACCAATAAGGCATTAAATTCTGCGGTGGAGCTTACCAAGCACATTGTCGCAGAGGTTAAGCGGATTTACGGCGTAACAATCCCAATCGACAGGGAGCATATCATCGGGCACTATCAGATTAACTCTGTTACACGCTCGCATTGCCCAGGAGAGCTGTTTCCGTTTGATGAGCTGATTGCTAGAGCAAAAGGGGAGCAGCCACCGGCGGATAAGCTGCCCGACAACCCTCTGCCGTATACTGTGCAGGTAGGGGCATTTGTAAGCTCGCAAAATGCTAAAGCACTGGCGGATAAGCTCAAAGAGCGCGGATATTTTGTGCAAGTGTACCACGGCAATCCGGTGAAGGTATGCGTGGGAAGATTTGGCACACAGGCAGAGGCGCAGCGGACGGCAGAGGACTTAAAAGGCAAGGGATTTGCCGGATTTGTAGTGATGCTATAGCATATTCGTTTTTTACTCAGAAAAAACGAATTGGGCAGAGAAATTGATACAGATACTTGTTTTAGGGGGAGTTTTTGTGAATATTGATATTACGCAGATTGTAGTGGCAGTCATTGGCTTACTGGGTGTTATCCTCACAAGCGTGGTGGTGCCGCTCATCAAAAGCAAGCTCACCAATAGCCAGTGGAAAACCATTCTCAACTACGCGCTGGCAGGCGTACAGGCGGCAGAAATCATTTTTAATGCGCAGGGACAGGGTGAAGCAAAGCTGCGCTGGGTGAGCGAGTACATCACGAATCAGTGCGCGGCGCACGGCATTAAAATTGATATGGATACTGTGCGGGTTGCCATCGAAAACGCATGGAAGGCGCTGGGACTGGACAAAAAGGAGGAAGCGGTATGAAATTAGGCGAAAAAACCAAAATCACCATCGTAAATGTAGGCGGTAACGCACTGGCGAAAGAGGTCGTGCAGGTTTTGCGGGAAAGCGGCTACAAAAACGTTACCGTGCTGCCGATGCAGGGAGAGTATGCCGGCTGGTATGGGCTGGCAACCACCGAGCCGGAGTATACCATCATCCTCAAGGAGAGCAACGCCTGCAAGGTACAGCCGTGCAGAGTGCAGGGCTACACCGGCAAGCAGCTGGGGGATTTTGTAGCGCGCGATTTGGCAGAGAGCCAGCGGGCAAAGGCACATTATCGCCATCAGCTCAAGATGCTGGGACTGGACCCGCAGCTGCTGGGCACCTACACTATCCCGTGGGACGAAGTGCGATATGACGAAACCGCCTGGTACTGGCTGGATAAGTCCCCGCTGCTGTGGGCAGAACTGCCGAATGAGCAGGGCGTTGCGCGGGCAGTGTGTAGGGCAATCAGCGGATATATTGATAGCAAATACCAGTAAGGGAGGGGACGCGTATGCCGGACCCGGTAAGCGATACCTTGTGCCGAGAGCGGCAAAGGGTGCAGGATGAGCGCTTTAAACGTGATTTAGAGCGGATTGAAGATTTAGAGCAGGTGTGCGACAAGCTCAACCGCCTGAGCATCGAGATGAGCGAGCTTGTCAAAAAGCATGATGAGCAGCTCGCCGCGCAGGCACAGAGGCTGGAAAGCATTGAGCAAAAGCCGCTGCGCTGGTGGGAGAAGTTCACCGGTGCCATCATTGCCGCGCTGGGCAGTGCTGTCGGCGGCGGGATGCTGGCGCTGTTGATTCAAAATATTGTGCAAGGATAATGAAACCATCCTCGGAAATATCCGGGGAGGGTGATTTTTTATTTTATTGAATTTCTACGCCAAGTTTTTCAGCTGCTTTAAAAGCAACACTTTCAAATGTTTCGCCGTCTGCGGCGTTCCATTCTTCGAGCATGTCTGCCGCTTCACAAAGCTCTTCAAGCAGCTCCATATCCCAAGTGCCCATTTCTTTGATTTCTTTTGCGATTTCGTTAGCGTTTCTCATAATGATTCTCCTTTAAATTTAATGTTTGTTA